ACACACAGTTAGGGACGATCTTGGTGGCATCGTTTACAACACGGAGCCCAGAGACCGCTGTGAGTGTGGCGGTAAGGCTGTCTATAGCGCCGTTGAGAGCGTCTGTGTAAGCCATTATGCGCAGGCAGGCCTGTCGATGCCAAGCAACTGTTTAACGATCGGTGTGAGGCTCTGCTGGGGTGCTGTGCCCATTCCGTCAAAGGCTGCAAAAGTGTTCTCTAGCGAGCCACGGCTGCGCCACAGGGCCGCACAGTACATAAGCGTCCCTAAAGTCTGATCGCCACCTGGGCTAGTTGTCAGGCTGTCGATGTAGCCAGCTTCTTGGCGGCGACGGTAACAGAACTGGTTGCCAGCAGATACAGCCTGAGTAATCAGAGTGTAATCGTCCGATGGGTTCGTGATCTGCACGCCGAGATATGTGACCAGATTGGCTGCTGACACCCATTGACAGGTCAGCGTGTAAGAAACTGTGCCGGGGCTTGCAATGCGCTCAACGTCATCTGCAACCTTGGCATACAGAACTTGGTTAGCGATTGGCTCGTTAACGTCGTACAGCAGATCGCCTTCGGTGTCTGTGCCTACATAGCGGTACTGGGGTAATGAGCGGACTGTGTATGTGCCGTTAAAAGTGGCATCTACTCCAGTGACTGTGATTGACTCGCCGACTGCAATTTCTGTGGGGGTTAGAAGTTGCAGTACGGCGTAGTCGTCTAGGAGATATTTAAATGTAACGCTGTAGGTAGCCATAAGCGGATGCTCCGCTCTCGACTAAGCCCAAGTGAGTTTTTGTGCCAGCGATGCTTTTGCCAAGAAGAACGAGCTGTAGCCGTAGTACGAGAATGTCCTAGACAAAGTGCCAGGATTCTCGACTGACATGAGGCCACGGATTTGCTCGTAGTACTCAGCTGCTGGTGCATGGAACACGACCAAGGTTTTTGCTGCCACGTTGCTGTCAACAATGATCTGCAAGCCCAATGGGTTTGTCGTTGACCAGTTGGTGACGTCGCCTGCGCCAAGGGTGTTTTGTCCACTTAGACCTGGTGTGCCGACACTTGGAAATACTGGTCGATTGCTTCCATCAACAAGGCTGCCAATTTTTTTCCATGTGTCAACACCGACCAGTAAGTGAGTTGGGAACAAGTTTGAGCCATTGGAAATGTTTGCGGCACACTCGTAAATGTCACTAATGAAACCTGCTGTGGTTCCACCCCAAACACCTGCGGTCGCTGCACCAGTAACAAACGTGTCAACTGCAAAGTTGTCAGTTGTGATCATGTACTGACCCATGAGGTCTTGCAATACCTGTTGCATTGCGGCTGGCGATGTGAAGTCGATGTCCTGTACGGAGAGCGATACTTGGCCTGCAAAAGTTTTCTTTGCGACCGAGTTTGACGCAATGACCATTGTGCGAGCTGCTGCTGCACCAAATTCAGCCGAACCAGTTTGTTCTGCTACTTCGGTGTGTGTCGTGATCGTTGGACGAATAAATGTTTTTGATGTTCCACCATCTGGATATGCGCGTGCGCCGATCGCAGTAACGAATGGTCGGATGTAGTTGATGTCTTGGAACACTGGGCCAAGTACTGGAATTGGCAAGAGACCCGGGGTGTCGGTTGTTGCAACATCGCCTGCTGCGGCTTCCAAGACGCTGCGTTTTGCTTTTTGTGCTTCAACAAATGCGCCGTTTACTTTTGCAAATGTGTCGCCACCGATGTGGTAGGCAGCCAAGTACTCGCCTGCGGATGGCATGCGGAACTCGCGCTTAGGTTGTGCTGGAATTGCAGCGGTAGGAATTGTGGCCTCGACTGCTGGGGTCTCTACTTCTGACATGGGTTCTGTCTCCTCTGTGGGTTCTTGTAATTCATTATTGTCGGTCTCTTCGGGTTCGTGGTGGATACTGGCAGCGATGTCGGTAATGACTGCACCAGCGAATGCTGGCACTGGCACCATTGACAACTCGATCCAGTCGGCAGCCAGGACGGTGATTGAGCCGTCTTTGTTTGCTCGGGTTTTGGTTGGGTTTACGCCTACCGATACCGAGTCCAGTACGCCGTCAAGGGCCAACTGCAAAGCCTCGTCGCCTGCTGCTGTTTTGCTGATCTTGGCGGTAAACATCATGCCTTCTTCATCGTCGTATCGGGCCGTGACAATGCCAATGGCGCTGTCAGCCGAATGGTTGAGATATAGACGTGGTGCTTTGCCATCAACTGGCAGGCTGCCGCGCTCAAAGATGACTTCTGTGCCATCGGAGACTGTGGCTGCTACGCCGTAGGGGACAGCGATGCCTGTGATCGTTCTGGTCGGTGTGCCATCGCTGGCGGCTGCGTCGATGCTGACACTGGTGGCTGTAAATCTAATCATAATTTGCGATCTCCTCTTGCGTGTTTTCTGTTACTGGTGTTTCCATTTTGTCTGCTAGATAGTTTTCTTCTAGGTAGGACTCGTAATCAAATGCGACGTATGTGCCGTTAGGTAGCACATTGTTCATTGACAATGTTTCTGCTATTGCGTCGGCGTAAAGTTTTACACCGAAGAAGAGCAAGTCCATGCGCGCCTGCTGTGATGACTGATACGAGTAAGACCCGGTCGATACGCCGATCAGGTATGGCGGCACGTTTCCGATTCTGCCGCCAGTTTCCAAGGCGCTGTAGTTTGCTGACTCAATGAGCAGCATTTTGTCTGGTGACATTGTTGTCGGTTCGTAAGTTAAAAACTCGTTTAAAGCGGCGGTCTGATTAGTTGCGCGTGCAGCATTAAACGCGGACGCAAGATCGGCTAATTCTTGTGCGCTCAAGGGTTCGCCACCAGATTGTTTAAGGATTCCCGCGGGTATGGATGAGCTCGCGTTGCGCGCCCTTGCGGCTTGAATCTTAAGCGCGGTGTCAATTGCGGCCTGCGATGAATAGACCATGCCTTGTGTTGGCGACAAGAATTGCACCAAGTTGTTCGGGTCAAGCATGCCGCCTTGGAAATAAACTTCTTTAGATGGTGCAAACCACACAGGGCCAGCCATGTCTTGTGTTGTAACTGAGCCTGCTGGTAGTCGAGTAAAGGATGCTGGGAAACCATCAGCGGTGCGGCTGGTGATGTACCAAAACGCGCGTCCATAAAAGTACAAGTCGTCAAACGTCCACGACATAAGAAAGTTGTACGGAACGGTTGGGTCTGGCCTTCGCAGCCATGTGCGCGGCGCAATATAGACGCGTTCCATTTCTTCGCCGTTCCACATTTCGTTGTACATTTTTAAGGGCATGCAGCCGATAACTGAACTTAAAAGATCGCGGGCGCGTGAGATCGCTGGGATTGATATTGCTGCGGCACGCAGTTCACCTTCTTGGTAGGTGTAATACTGACCGATCATGTTTACGCCAGCAGCGTTAGATGTGTAACCACCAGCAGCTGCCGCTTTAGCAGGCGCTGGACTGATGGCGGCCTTGCTCACTTTGCGGTCAAATAATCCCATGCCACAACATTACAGATGAGAGCGCTGTGATGGTGGCACTCGATCGGCCTATCAGTTCCCGACGAAAGGCTAGGTACATCGACCGAGTGCCGAGGGTATGTTACTGACTAACAGTGACCAGCATCGGCTTCCCTGACACTGACGGTCTTGAGCACAATGCAGCTGCCCAGATCATGCACCTGCACAACTCGATTGGCCCTGGACTTCGCTGCGAGCTGACCGCGACTGAGCCTTGCGATCGGACTGCAACAGCGCGCTGGACGTGCTCAGCAAGTTGGGTTGAGCCGTCATGTAGCAGCATTTTTTCTGCTATCAGGTTTCTTACTGTGGGGGTATATTTAAGTATTTCGCCGTAGCCGACGATGACCTTTTTGGTCTCAAGATGTCGAGGCCACTGGATGTCAATGCTTGGCGAGATAGCAAACTTGCAGCCCTCAGCGGTGAGCCGATCAACCTCAACTAGCAGCGCGGCAAAACTGTCCACGACAAAGGCCACGGTCACGACGATGCGGCGGTCAGGCAGCGACACTGCGCGCAGACCGAAGTAGCGCGAATCGTCCATGCTGGTCTCAATGGCAACGATGCCGCCTGTCGGTATGTCACCCTCATGCTCAAGAGCAGGCCAGACACCCGGCGGTATCCATCCCCGATCTGAGGCCACCCATAGGTTTACTGATGCCCGTAAGAATTGTGCGCGATCAGGGTTCTGCGACTCGGCTTCGATCGTTGACAGTTCCAACGTGTGACCGAGTGCAGGGTTGCCGTAAGCCCACGCGGCAGGGTTCATCGGGTCTAAGTCTGGTGGCGGTGACCACTCGGCAAAGTAAAGCGACGATCGCTCACCACGGTCAATGGCGCGCAGACCCTGTTCACGCCAGCGCAAAAACGCGGTCGAGGCCTCAGTGCCAGCCGTTGACCAGCAGCTAAGTAGCGGTGATTTTCGTGCGCGCATAGACGGGATTAGACCGCCGTCAATAGCGAGCTGCGACATGTCCCAAATTTCGTCTGCCACGATCAGATCGTTGCTAGTGCCGTGACCGACCGATGGCTTTGCGGCCCTGACCGTCCACTTGCTGCCGTCTGGCATTGTGACCGAGTTACGCCCGTAAGCCTTGA